ATATTGTATCCGGTTATAGAGCAATGGTTGAAAATTCTTCATATACATTACCACAATCAATACAGTTTCAGGCAACAACCGGCGTACAACAAATTAATTTAGTTCTACAAAATTTTCCAACAGGGTCGTTATTTCCAGTTACAAATCTTATGTATGAAACTGCCGAGAATGAGAAAAAGAGAAGAATTAATATCCTAAAACCCGAAATTGTTTCTACCGTTGAAACAAACTTTAACACAATCATTCAACAATGAGTATTTCTACACAATCTTCTCTGCAAGCAGCGGGTGAAATAAATATTGAACAACTATTTCTAGTCTCGACTAAAGGAACGATATCTTTAACAGATTATCTTGTTGAATTGAATATTTACGAAAGTATTTTTAATAACGTATTATCCGGAGATATTTTATTATCTGATAGTAGAAATTTACCAAAAGAATTAGATTTAGTTGGGGATGAGTATCTAGTTATTAAAGTTACTACACCAGGACTTATTAATTCAATATATAAAACTTTTAAAATTATTTCAATTGCAGATCGTATACCGGTCAGAGATCAAAACACACAATTATACAAATTTAAATTTATATCTCAAGAAGCATTAATAGATTCATTGAGTCCGTTATATAATGCATTTTCGGGACAAGTTGATACTATAATAGATAAAATTTTTACAGATAATTTAGCAATTTCAAGAAATCTTGTATATAACGAAACAAATAATAAATTGTCTGAGAGCAAAGAAAAAACTGCGTTGGTTGTTTTTTCAGAGGCAGCAAATAAAGTTAAATTTGTAAGTCCTGCATGGACACCTTTTCAATGTATAAATTGGTTGGCAAAAAAATCATTACCTAAATCGGGTAAAGCGTGTAACTTTTTATTCTGGGAAACTAATCGAGCATTTTATTTAGGAAGTCTTGAAGACATATTTGACAAAGAAGCATCTATAGGAAGATATGAGTATAAGGCAACAGGCGTACTAGGTCCGTCTGACGATACTGTAGAAAAAATGGCATTAATCCAATCGGTACAAATACTAAATGGATTGGATTATTTGGATAATCTAGACAATGGATATTTTGCAAGTAAATTAGTATCTTTAGATATATTTAAAAAACAAAGAACAATTACGGACTACGATCACGTTAGTAACTTTTCTTCCTATAAACATCTTTCTGGTAAAAATTCTATACCATTATTTAAACCGGAAAATATTGTTAGAAACTTAAACAGTCACACTAAAGTATATCCGTCGGCATCTAGTATCCATACGGGAATTGAAAATAATTTTAACGATAGAATGGGAGAATTGTATGGTAATCGTTTATCAAACTTACTTGAACTTAATTCGTTGAAGCTGAATATTTCAATATACGGCAGGACAGATGTTGAAGCAGGCAGATTAATAGAAATTAAATTTCCAGATATGTCGCCCGTAGATGAATCAGATATAACGTCTGAGCATTTAGATTCACGATATTCTGGGAATTATCTAATAACTTCTATTCATCATAAAATTAATTTTTTAAAACATATGATAACAATGGAAGTTGTCCGGGATTCATTGTCAGGATCCCCCACAGATTACCTAAGAAATTCTTCGAGATAATGTTATGAACAATTTATATTTAAATCAAAATTTTAACTTTTGGGTAGGGATTGTTGAAGATAGAAAAGATCCTGAAAAAATAGGTAGATGCAAAGTTAGGATATTTGGATATCACACAGATGATATTAGTATATTACCTACAAACGATTTACCGTGGGCAACTCCTATGATGCCAATTACGTCTGCAAGTACTTCAGGCGTCGGTGTCTCTCCGTTAGGACCAGTTGAAGGAACTTGGGTCGTAGGTTGGTTTTTAGATGGTGAAGAAAAACAACAACCTGTAATGATGGGAACCTTTGCTGGAAAACCGGATAAAACCCCCACCGTTGAAAAACTACTAATAAATGAAGAAGTTAAAGCAGGCAATGTTGTAACCACATCGTTTGGTGCTGTGGTTTATGATGGTAACGGGCAACCATTAAAATTAGATAATGCAAATACGGAACCTACATTACCAACTGATCTAGACATTCCTTCGGTGTTGCCGCACCCATCAAATCCCACTCAAAATCCCGCAGGCCCTTTGAACGATCCAGCATTTGCTTCACAAAGAGGGTTTAGCGATCCGAATAAAATTTATCCAAAAATTGATTATGCTGGGTTGCCGGATACAAATAAATTAGCGACAGAAGATACATCTCACAAATCTTTTAAAACAAAAGAATATTACCGTAAAAAAGATATACCCACCGCATCTGGCGGAAGTAATTGGTCCGAACCTACAACAGCTTATAATGCACGGTATCCTTATAATCAAGTAATTGAAACTGAAGCGGGCCACGTTATTGAATTAGATTCAAGTCCAAATGCTGAAAGAATTCATATTTACCATAAAAAAGGTACTTATATTGAAATAGATATAAATGGTACAATGGTTAAAAAAGTAATTGGCGACAGTTACGAGGTATGCGATAATAATGGATATGTATATGTTAAAGGTGCACTCAATTTAACAGTAGGAGGACCGACAAAAATCTTAGTACAAAATAATGCAGACATCGAAGTAAATGGTGCTTTGAATATAACAAGCAACGGATCAACTTTAGTACAATCTGCAAAAACTGTTCAAGTTGTTGCTAAAGATATTAAAGTTTCTGGAAAATCTAGTTTAGAATTAACAAGTGACGGGCCCGTCAATATTCAGGGTAGCAGTATTACTATGAATGCCAAATCGGGTGCATTTGCAGCTAAGGCAAGCAAAGATATTGCTTTACAGTCTGGGGCAGCATCAACTGCAAGTATTAAAGGTGGGTTAGAATTATTATTAGATGCCGTAACTGTTAAAACAAAAATGGGCGCAGCTACTATATCTACTACAAAATTACCGGTATATGCTCCGCCCGAGGAAAAAACAGTTGCAACAGTTTCTGGCAAATCCAACTTAACTAGACCAGATGCCCCGGCGGGCATATTCCTTGGAGATAGTTTGGAATCTGAAGCAGCGGATCTTGCTAAAAAGCGTTTGGAGTCAGGTGAGGTTAATTCTTCAATAAAATCTCTTTCCGGATCAGAAACAGATACAAATACTGCAACAACGGGCAAACCTATAACAGTTGATTCTTCTGAATTTGAGAATTACAATAATTTCCCAGATTCATTAAAATTATCAAAATATATTTACCTCGGAGATGTGTCAACCAAAGCATCCGCAACCTCATATGCGGTACAAGCTCAAAATGGATTAACTGCTGCACAAATCGTTGGCAATTTAAAATATCTTTCAGTTAATGTGCTTGATAAAATTAAAGATCAATATCCAGATATGGTAATAACAAGCGGGTTTAGATCAAGGCCATCTAATTCGGATCACAATTTAGGGCAAGCAGTAGATTTACAGTTTAAATCCCATTCATTCTCAGATTACTATAGTATTGCAGAATGGATTAAAAATAATGTTCCATATAAACAGGTATTACTAGAATATGCATCAAGACCATCTGGAACGATTGCTTGGATTCATGTCGCAGCTGCATCAAATGGAGCAAAATCTCCGATGCCAATTGGTACGCTTGCAAATCATAGTGCAGACGCCCCGGGTCGAAGAAATGCCTTCGTAAAATTGGTATAAATAAAAGGATGTTATTTATTATTTCGATCATCTAGCAATAAAATTATAATAAATATTAAAAATGGCTACTACAACTAGAAACGTACGAAGATACACAGATATAAATCTGATGTTCTCTCCCCATCCTTATTCTAAAGATATTCTTACTAGAAAAAACGCGGATGCGGTAAAGTCATCTATACAAAATCTAATATTAACAAAAAATTACGAAAGACCGTTTCATCCAGAGATAGGTAGTCAGGTAAGTGCGTTAATGTTTGAAAATCTTATGCCTTCTACAATTGTTGCAATTGAAAGATCTATAAGAAATACAATAGAAAAATTTGAACCAAGAGCATCAATATTGGATGTTCAAATTTTAGATAATTCCGATAACAATGCACTTGATATAGAAGTAACATTTGTCCTTAGTAATGTTGCATTGCCAATAACAGTAACAACAACAATTAGTAGAGTAAGATAATGGCAAATTTAAGAATAGCGGAATTAGATTTCGATACTATAAAATCCAATTTAAAGGATTTCCTTAAAAATTATACCGATACTGATGGCGCGCCTTACTTTACAGATTTTGATTTTGAAGGATCTGGGTTATCTATATTATTAGATGTGTTGTCATATAATACTCATTACAATGCGTATTTAGCAAGTATGGTTATAAATGATATGTTTTTAGATTCTGCGGTCAAACGTGCATCTGCTGTTTCTATCGCAAAACATTTGGGATATACTCCGGTATCAGCAATTGGTGCAAGAGCTACAATATCATTTACAGTAACTGACGTAACAAATTCTCCTAATTTTTTAACTCTAGATAAATTTACTCCATTTACAACTTTTGTAAATGAGTCTACACTAACATTCGTTAATTTGGATGCAAAAACAATACAACCTGTAAATGGAATTTATTCATTTGAAGACATTGAGATTGTTGAAGGCATTCCTCTACAGTATGTTTATAGTGTTGAAACCCCTGGACCTTTAGAAAAATATACTATTCCAAATGATAATGTTGACACAACAACAATTCAAGTTGTAGTTCAAAATTCTGTGTCGGATTCTACACAAACTGTATATACATTAACTGAAGATACTTTAAATATAGACGGCGAATCCACAGTATTTTTTATTGAAGAAAATCCTTCCGGATTATATCAAATTTACTTTGGTGACGGAGTTATTGGTAAAAAATTGGCAAGAAATAATTTAATAACTATAAATTACCTCAT